GAGGTTGATTTGACAGGTTTACCTGACGCAAAGAAGAGTTTAAAATTTGGAAAAGCCAGACTTAGTCAGGCTGAGTATAATTCTGAACGAACATGCTTATCAACTTCTCTACCTTTATGTTTTACTGGTGCAACTCCACCGCGACCCGACCCAGGCCACCCCATCAGCTCGGCAGCTGGAATTATTAAACGATTCGGTTACAAACCTCCCGTAGTGAATCGTCATCTTAAGAGAAATTTAAAGAGGTTTGCGGCTTTATGGTGCCGGCACAATTTAACACCATTAACACCTGCTGACGTACCCTCATTTGAGGAGTGGTTGGAAGACGTTCCTTATTCTTCTGCTAGGAAGGATGAGTTGAAGCGCGTCTGGGATAAAGAAGGGAGAAAACCCAACAAGAAACTGTTTGAGACAGTTAAATCATTTGTAAAGGATGAGACGTATCCTGAATACAAATTTCCCAGGCTGATCAATTCTAGGACGGATATGGCGAAATGTTATTTTGGCCCTATCGTACAGGCTATAAGTGATCGAGTTTTTGAAAGTCCCTGGTTCATCAAGAAGGTCCCAGTCGCAGATCGGCCCAAGGTCATCCGCGATACCCTTCTTGAACAGGGTGCAGAGTATGTTTTTACCGACTACACTGCATTTGAAGCTCATTTTACTGCCGAAGTTATGGAAATGGTCCAATTTGAATTATTCAAGTATATGCTGAAAGGCGCACACCAAGAGGAATGGCTGGATATCTACACAAGTACCATGGCTGGTCGCAACAAAATAACCATGAAGTGGTTTGATGTTGTTATCGAAGCCTGTAGAATGTCTGGAGAGATGGATACTTCGTTATCCAACGGATTTTGTAATCTAATCCTGTTTCTTTTCTTGGCCCATGAAAATGGGGCTACTGCCGTAGCTGGATTTGTTGAGGGAGATGACGGTCTTTTTAGAGTCACCCCATCCAATGCCGCACCTACCAAACAACAGTTTGCAGATCTTGGATTCACAATAAAAATTGGAACAACCCCAAACTTGAGCGAGGCCAGCTTTTGTGGCCAAGTTTACGATATGGACGATTTAATCGTAGTAACAGATCCGTTGGAGGTCCTTGCCAGTGTTGGATGGACGAACAAAAAATACACAAGATGTTCACACAACACCGCCCTGCAGCTTCTAAGAGCCAAGAGCTATTCCCTAGCGTACCAATACAACGGTTACCCAGTTTTATCCGTACTGGGCCGGCGTTTATTATCTCTCACAGCTAATGTTATTATCTCTGAAAAAGTGGGAAATAACATGGATCAATGGGAGCGTTCAAAACTGGCAGATGCAATGAATTTGCTACCAGAAGAGAAAAGTATTGGATCAAATACACGCGCACTAGTGGAAAAGCTTTTTGGATTAACTGTCGCCGAACAACTACGGCTAGAAGACTGGTTCTCAAAAATAGAGTTTGGCCTCTATGAACTTCCTGGAATAGATCATGTCCCTAACGTTTGGAAACACTATTACGATGTATATAGTGTTGACCATCTGACCAACGATCCCTGTTGGTTGGTAAAACCTGAAAGGTCCTACATCGAACCTTTGACTGACCGCTTTGTGAACTTGCGGCCGTTCATAACTTCCCTCAGAGTGGGCTGGGGGTAGTTGCAGCTGGTCACTGCGTGAGAGAAGCAAAACTCATTGTCAAACAGCCTCGTAAG